ATGAACGAAGCTCAAATCATCTATTACGACTTGCTGCCTGACTACACGGTGTCTGTGTTGGTCAAAGGTTGCGACGAATGGGATTTGCTTAAATCCATGTCTCATCTTGAGTCTTGGGCTTCGTCTCAGTTCGCTTCTTATGAGTTGGTGTCCATCACCAACACGACCGTTGAACAACGTATCAATATGGGGGTGTTCGATGACTACTGCAACTAACATCCTTAAAAGTTTCGATGAGCAAAGCGTTCATATCGACTACCTGTGTTTTACGTTTGCCGTGAAAGACTTACGTCATTGTCATGATGCGGTTCGTCGATTGCACAAGCATGAGGAATACAAAGGCTTTGCCAAATCTGGACTGTTACAGCGTCACTGCCGTGCACCTAAGTTCCCTGCTCCACCTGTGTTTAATCCGACGGTCGCTCAGACTTCCGACGAGATTGATGCGTACAACAAAGCGTTTGATATCTGTTATCGCAATTACTTGGAAGACTGCTTGCGCATCTTCACCAACCAAGTGCTTGGTTTGTCGCTGTCTGCGCCTCGCGGTTTGGGTTTCCAGTTCTACACCGAATCCATGAAACTGACTTCGCCAGATGGTGAGGACTTCTGCGGCTTCGTTGGTATCGGCGGTAACAATGACACGGTGCATTTCCAAATCAACGGAACGGGATGCAAGCATGTATTTGCCCGTCGTCCTACGTGGTCGCTACATGACTGGCTGACCAATGTGCTTGGTGTGCAAACTTTGGCGCGTGTTGACTTGGCCTATGACGATTACGACGGGATTTTTGATTGCGAATACGCTTACAAGGCGTGGCGTGACGACTGTTTCCGCACCGCAGAACGTGGTCGTGGCCCTGTGCTTCATGAAGATATGACCATTGCCAGTATCGGCAAAGATGGCAAACCGATTTACACCAAAGAGCAATACTCGATTGGTTCGCGTACCTCGCGCATTTACTGGCGTATCTACAACAAGGCACTTGAGCAGAAGCTCGCGAACACGGGTCTTGTCTGGTACCGCTCCGAAGTCGAGCTTAAAAAATGGAATGTTGATGTGTTGCTGAATCCAGCTGGCGCGTATGCCGCGCTCAATGATTTCGCTGCGTCAATTTCTACTGCTAAGAAATTCAATACCAAACCCGTCCCGACGAAACGCGCGGCGTTAGACCTGTTGGCCTCTGCGCACTGGATGCGTCGCCAGTACGGGAAAATCCTTAATTCACTTATCGAGTTCCATGAGGGCGACATTGAAACCGTGGTCGGTTCCCTTGTCCGTGATGGAACGAAATTCACCTTCCCCGATACCTACGGCAAGTTGGTGACTCACATATTGGAGACTTAACAAATGGCTAAATCCGTTTTTGTACTTGGCATGGATATCACTTGGAACTCAGCACGTGGTGACAGTGCTCAACTGAACGTGTCACGACCTCTACGTGAAATCAACTCGGAGAAATTCAAACGCCGCACTATCGGTGAATCGGGTGATGTGAATCCCCAATGGGATCAACCTTTGATGATTGATCATCAATACGCCCTATTACTTGAACGTACTGGTGCTCTCGTTCCTCGTCGTGAATACCAATTGCGCTTGGAGATTAACCCAGAAGACCCATTGGCGGGTGCCATCGTTACGGAACTCATCCCTGTGGATGACGACATCAAGAAACATTTTGAAGCCTCGCTAAAGGCTAAATAAGGAATTTCGTTATGCCTGTGTGTGCTCTACCTAACGCGGACGGTTTTCTCGCTGTCGTTCCTGACATTGAAGCGGCTTCATGCAGTGGTTATGTCATGGTGACGGCTCAAGAATATGACACGTTAATGAGCTACACACAGCTGACTCCAGGAGAGATATCTCAAGCGTTCGGCTTGGGTTTTACCTTGGTGTTCGTTGGCGGCTATCTCTCAACTTACGCCATCAAGATGGCAATACGTTTAATAAAACTACTTTGAGGAATCTGTTATGAAACGTCTAAACGCGCTTAAAAAGTTCGGTAAACAAGCGGCGGCAACCGTCACTGTTGCGGTGCTTTCTGTCCCTGCTATGGCGGCGGAAGGTGGTGCGGCTGACCCGTTCTCCGCTATCGACTTATCTGGTGTGGCAACCAAAATCGGCGCGGCAGGTCTGGTGATTGTCGGCATTACTATGGCTTACAAATCCATCACTCTTGCTAAGCGTGCTGTGAACAAGGCTTAAGTTTATGTTGGCCGTTCTCCACGATGTCCAACTCATCGTCTTTGTGCTTTTGGGTGGCATTGCCGGATACGTGGCCAGCCAAAACTTTAGAGGATCCCCCCCCTTCCCAAANNTTAGAGGATAAGGGGGCTTCGGTCCCCTTTTTTAATGGTGAAAACGTGAATAAATCACTCTTTTTACTTCTGTTTTCGTGCTTGTTCTTATCACTTAATGCAAGCGCGGCTCAACCAACATATAAGGTTTCAGACGTTTCAGCTTATCCCGATTGTAAGTTGCTATTGGGTATGAGAGTTAACCCTGCCTCTTATGTCTCTTGTTATGAAAACAAGTTTGTTAACTACAAGGATTTCTCGACTAAGTCCTGTTATTTGAGGCATGGCAAATACGTTGTAGATATCATGTGTCACACAACCAGTGCTTCTTGGCCTCTTTATCGTGCAGCAGGATTCTTTCAAAATTCAGCTCAATGTCCTCCCGACCATGAAAAAGTAGAAGACGGGTACGTCGTCTCATGTGAACCCATCGTTCCTGCATGTGAGTATGGTGAAAACCCTGATGGCACCTGTATGGACGCTTGCCAGTTCAAAAAATCCATTGATGAAACCAAGCTGCTTCAATGGGTTGCGTACGTCTACGGTGAACAAGTCACTGGGGCATGCTATGGCGACTTTGGGGCAACCCGTTGCGAACTAGGCCGCGTTCCCAGTGATACTACGCTTTGTACGGATGTCGAGTCTGGTCAATGGACTCAAAACACATTATGCCACGGTAACTTCCAGTTCACGGGCAATCAATGTGAAGGCGGTACACTCTTCTGGGGTAAAGATGGCCCTGACACTCCTATCATTCCTGATGACCCAATTCATGACCCTGACGACCCAACAGGCGACATCGAAGACCCTAGCGTATTACCTGATGGCTCAACCAATACGGTGAATCCACCGGATACTGAGAAAAAGCCGGATGTTGAAGACCCTGATACTGATGATTCAACAGACATGGCAGTATTGAATGCGATTAAAGGCTTGAACTCGGATGTCAACAAGGCGCTAAATGATATGAACATCGACATCAATCAAGCCAGTGCTGACGTTCAAAACCAAATCATTGCATTGAATGCGTCGATGGTCACCAATACGCAAGCCATTCAAAAGCAGCAAATCAACGACAACAAGATTTACGAAAACACTAAGGCCCTTATCCAACAAGCGAATGCTGACATCACCACGGCCGTGAACAAGAACACCAATGCCATTAATGGTGTGGGTGATGATGTAGAGAAAATTGCAGGGGCAATGGATGGTATCGCGGAGGACATTTCCGGTATCTCTGACACTTTAGACGGCATTGCCAACACAGATACGTCTGGCGCAGGTATCAGTGGTACGTGCATCGAATCTCAAACCTGTACAGNNGTACAGGTTTTTATGAGTCGGCCTATCCCGATGGCTTAGGTGGTTTGGTGTCTGGGCAGTTAGACAATCTCAAACACAACACCATCGACAACTTTGTCAGCTCGTTTGGTGACCTCGACTTATCCAGTGCCAAGCGCCCTTCTTTCGTGCTCCCTGTGCCGTTCTTCGGTGACTTCAGTTTTGAAGAGCAAATCAGCTTTGATTGGGTGTTCGGTTTTATTCGTGCGGTTCTCATCATGACGTCAGTGTTTGCGGCGCGTCGTATCATCTTCGGAGGTTAATATGGAATGGTTAGTCGATTTATTTAACAAGCTGTTGGTGTTCCTCTATCAGCTTTTAATCTCGCTGGTCAACATGCTCAAAGACCTGTTCTTTTGGGCGGTTGAGCAAATCATGGCAATGGTGAATCTGTTGCTCTCTGGTGTCTTCTCCCTATTCGCTCCGGTCGATATGAGCCAGTACATGACCAGTATTCCACCTACGGTGGCTTGGGTCATGGCGGCGGTCGGTGTGCCTCAATGTCTGTCCATCATTCTGGCCGCTATTACGGTGCGTTTGATGCTGCAATTGATTCCGTTTACGAGGTTAGGTTCATGATATACGCCATAGCAGGGAGGCCAGGTGGCGGTAAAACGTATGAGGCTGTCGCCTATCACATCATTCCAGCCATTAAAGATGGCCGCAAAGTCATCACCAATATCACCTTAAACATTGATTGGTTCGTTAAGGTGTTTGGTGAAGACGTTCGAGAACTCATCAAAATCGTGGATGGACGTTTAACGGATTTCGGTTCGACTACGCGCCCTTTCAGCCAGATTGAAGACTACTCCGACGAATGGCGTAATGAAAAAGGACAAGGGCCACTTTATGTGGTCGATGAGGCGCACATGAGCTTGCCAAGTCGAGGCTTGGCCGCGCCGATTCTAGAATGGTACTCAATACACCGTCACTACGGTGTCGATATCATCTTGCTCACGCAGAACATCCGCAAAGTGCATCGAGACATTAAGGACATGATTGAAGTGACCTACCGATGCACAAAGAACACGGCCATGGGCTCAACCAGTTCTTACACCAAGAAAGTGCAAGATGGTTGTGCCGGTGAAGTGGTGAACACCTCTACCCGATTTTATAAGTCGGAATACTTCCCGTTCTATAAGAGTCATTCGCAATCCAACAAGCAAGTGCAGGAAGCCGAAGCAAAAGACATTCGTCCGTTCTGGAAGCGCTGGCCTGTCGTCGGAACGGTGGTGCTGTTATCGCTTGGATTGGTTTTCAATATCTGGGCTTGGTGGCCAGAGTCAGAGCAACCGCCCGACCCTGTTAAACCACCACAACCAGTACAAACGCAGTTGCCTGATGGAACGCCAACGGTAGATACGGCAGAAACCAAAGCGAGGAAGAAAAAGAAAGCATCAGGGTTCGGGCCTTTGGAAGATTACGACTTCTATATCACCGGATACGCAAAGCAAATCGCCTACTCCAAACGGCTGAAGTATGCTGCCGAACTCGACCGTGACCTGACGTTCTACAAGATATACATCGATGTGTACGATGGCCGCGATAAGCTATTCAGTTTCGATCATCTGGACTTGGTAAAGATTGGGTATCAGTTTGAAGTGTTGAGCGACTGCGTATATCGAGTGACTTGGGAAGAAACAGAAAGGATCTTCACGTGCGGCCAAAGAGAAAAGCCGTCAGACATATTGCAGCAAAACATGCCTGTCCATATCTAGACCGCTCGCCACAGCGTCGAAGCTAGCGCAGTCTGCGTAGACCGAGGAAGCGGAACATGTAGGACACCAAACCTTGGCACTTCCACACCGAACTTAATCATGGGGCTCTATACGAGCCCTTTTTTATTACGTGCGCGTTANNATATATAATTATTACGTGCGCGGTATTGCGAGCATTTTGGGAGGGGCCCGCTTTGCGGGAGGGACCTAAAAGCGGAGCAAACCCCCGAATCTGTATTACGGGGGTAAATTCCCACTCCGAACTAACTTTGTCGACTTTAGCCATAAAGAGCATACGGAAAGTGGCATTGCCTTTTAAACGAATATGCAATTGAATTAATTTATTGAAACTATTGAAATCCTAGCTTGTTGGCGCTAGTTGAACAGTGCACAATATGTGCAGCTAGATGTTTAAGGTAAGTCCCAGTGAATAGTCCATTAAAACTCACTACTGATGTGAAAAAACAGCATACTGTACCCAGATTTTTACTTGATCAATTTGGTTTTGGTAAGAAAGGCAAAAAAAGGCAGTTGTTCACTTTTGACAAGCTTAAAGAGAGAGTCTTTCCACAATCAGTATTTGATGCAACAACAAGAAATACTTTTTACAACATCGAAAATCACCCAGAACGAGCAAGTTTAGAGCCTATTCTTGGCATGTATGAAACAGACGCAGCTCCGTTAATTAAGAGGATCATTTCTGAAAAAAGTCTTTCTTGGATGTCTGATGAAGACAGATACATAGTATCTGCATTCATTGCCGTTCAGCGGGCTAGATCCTATGGTGAGTTGCAAAGAATCAACCATGTGATTGATGCTTTCTCTGAGAAGCTTACCGATTTTGGGGCGGAGCCTAGCCAAGTAGAGAGCGAGCTTGGTGGAAATAATTCACCTGCAAGAAAAAATCTATTTTTAAAGCTTGTTCTTGGTCAAGACAAGGCCATTGATCACTTTATGAATAAGTCCTGGCTTCTTTACGAGACTAATATGCTAGACCCGTTTTATATATCAGATAATCCGGTCACATTGCACAACGATATTGATATGGGGTTATACGGCAACTTAGGTATAGCTCTAAAAGGGATTCAAATTCACCTCCCTATATCATCGACATTAACTCTAGCGTTGACTTGCCCTTCGATTAAGAAAAGCGCCTTAGATGGTAAGAACTTCATTAAAAATCATGTTGCCTCTAACCCTGAGTTGCTTTCTAAAATTGAAAACCCTGCTGGTATTATTGATCTAGCTACAGCCTATGAAACAGGAAAACCCGTAAAGGTGCCTAGAGATAATGTGAGATTTTTAAATAGCTTACAGGTCTCGTTTTCAGAGCAGTACGTGTTTTGTGAAAAGAAACATTTTGACCTCGTTCAAGAGATGATACGTAACAACGAAGCTTATAAATCAGGGCCTCGTTTAAAAATTAATTAA